GCCGACCGGATCGGCCTGCGGAGGGTGCCTCCCGCCCGGCTCGTCCGCATCGACCCCGATGACCTGGGCACGCCCGCCACGTTCTACTTCGCCCGTGTCGACGGCAGCGAGCTTGCCGTGCCGGCCGACCAGTTGGTCCGGTTCCGGGGCTACGACCCGTTGTCGTACCGGGGTGGGTCGCCCATCGTCGCCCTGCGGGAGTTGATCGCGGAGGACTACGAGGCCGCCGGCTACCGCCAGCAACTGTGGCGCAACGGCGCCCGGATGAGCGGCGTGCTCAAGCGGCCCGCTGACGCACCCGAGTGGTCCGAGACCGCCAAGGTGCGGTTCCGGGCCGAGTGGCAGGCGTGGTACACGGGCGACTCCGAGCAGGCCGGCGGCACGCCCGTCCTCGAGGACGGGATGGAGTACGTCTCGGGTGGCTTCACCGCCGAGCAGGCCCAGTACCTGGAAGCCCGCAAGATGACCCTGACCCAGATCGCCGCGGCGTACCACGTGCCGCCGCCGATGGTGGGGCTGCTCGACAACGCCAACTTCGCCAACGTGCGGCAGTTCCACCAGTCGCTCTACCAGGACACCCTCGGCCCCTGGTTCCGCATGATCGAGCAGGAGCTACAGGCGTCGGTCGTCACCGAGTTTGACGACACCGAGGGCGTGTACTGCGAGTTCAACGTGGCCGACAAGCTGCGGGGCAGCTTCGAGGAGCAGTCCGCGGCGCTCCAGACGGCAGTCGGGGCACCGTGGATGACCCGTAGCGAAGCCCGCGCCCGCATGAACCTGCCCGAGCGCGAGGACGCCGACCAACTGATCGTGCCCCTCAACGTCACGGGCACCGTGCCCCCCCAGGGGGCACCTCCGCCAGAGCCGGGTGCCGCGTCCCGTAACGGGCGCCACCCGGTGCACGCGTAGCGCCTGCCTCCAGCGCAGCGGGCCAGTACCCCCAGGAGGTCCGCGCCCATGCGGATGAAGGACGCGCCCGCGACCATCCGGCTGGCGGACGCAAGCGACGGCGCGCCGGCCGGCGAATTTGAGGCGCTGGTCTCGGTGTTCGGGAACGTGGACGTGGTGGGCGACCGGGTGATGCCCGGGGCGTTCGCCAAGTCGCTGGAGCGGTGGGCCGCCAGCGACAACGCCATCCCCGTCATCTACAGCCACGCCCACTCGGACCCCAACGCCTTGCTGGGGTCGGTCACCGACGCCAAGGAGACCGCGGACGGCCTGTGGGTCAAGGGGCAGCTTGACCTCGACTCGCCGGCCGGCGCCTCGGTCTACCGAGCCATGCGGGGCAGGGCGCTCACCAAGTTCTCGTTCGCCTACGACGTGATGGCCGAGGCGCCCGCCAAGGACGACCCGGGCGTGAACGAGCTGTCCGAGTTGGACCTGATCGAGGTCGGCCCCACGGTCATCCCCGCCAACCCGGAGACCGAGCTACTGGCCGTGAAGCACGCCGACGCCAAGGCCGGCCGCGTGCTCTCGGCCAAGAACGAGGAGCGGCTGCGCCAGGCCCGGGACCTGCTGGGCGAGGTGCTGTCTCAGCTTGGCAACGCCGAGGAGGCCACCTCGGGCAAGGCCGTCACGGACAAGGGGCCGATCGGGTCGCACTCGACGTCCACGTCCGGTGACTCGTGGGATGGGGCCGCCAACGTGGGCCGTGCCGAAGGGCAGTCGGCTCTGCGGGCCATGCACGCCTGGGTGGACTCCGAAGGTGACCCGGAGGCCAAGGCCTCGTACAAGTTCCCGCACCACGAGGTGTCCGACAGCGGATCGGTTGGCGCCGCCAACCTCGCTGCCGCCTCGGCAGGGATCGCAGTCCTCAACGGCGGCCGGGGCGGCTCATCCATCCCCGCCGCAGACCGCCAGGGCGTGTGGAACCACCTCGCCCGGCACCTCCGCGACGGCGACAAGGAGCCGCCCGCCCTCGCGTCCAAGTCCAGCGCCGACCACACCCGCGCCCTGGCCTTCGCCGTGGGCGGTGAGACCCCAGGAGAGACAGCATGACCGTCACCGACGTGGCGCCGGCGCTCAGCGACACCGACGCCAAGATCAAGGCCCTCCAGGACGAGGCCGCCGGCATCGTGGACCGGGCCGACGAGGAGCACCGGGACTTCAACGACGCCGAGCGCGACCGCGTCAAGGCCATCTTCGATGAGGCGAAAGCCCTGCGGGAGTCAGCCCGCAAGGCCGTGGCCCGCACCACCCTGCGCGACGAGATCAAGGGCCTGGTGATCGAGACCGAGGCCGTCGAGATCAACAAGAAGGCACTCGCCGGCAAGCCCGAGCGTCCGGGCAAGGCGATGACCCTGTACGACCGGTGGGCGGCCGACCCCGGCATCCAGGCGTTCTTCAAGGCCAACCCGGACGGCTTCCCCGACTCGGTGAAGGGCATCCGCACGCCGACGGTGCGCCTGCCAGGGCTGAAGGCGATCATCACGTCGACCGTCACGGCCGACCTCATCCAGCCCGACTACCGGGGGATGCTCGACCCGTTCTACCAGCAGCCGCTGGTCGTGCGGGACGTGGTGACGACCGGGACGACCACCTCGGACACCATCGAGTACGCCCGCCTGGAGTCCGTGACCAACGCCGCCACGGTGGTGCCGGAGGCAAGCGACACGGCCGGCTCGGGCGTCAAGCCGCAGTCGTCGATGACCTTCGAGAAGATCACCACCTCGGTCAAGACGATCGCCCACTGGATGGCGGCCACCAAGCGCGCTCTGGCCGACACCGGGCAGCTTCGCACGCTCATCGACCAGTTCCTTCGCTACGGCCTGGAGGAGGCCCTGGAGGGTGAGATCGTCAACGGAGACGGCACGGGCGAGCACTTCACCGGCCTGCTCAACACGCCGGGAACCCTGGCGCAGCCATTCTCCACCGACACCCTGGAGACGATCCGCAAGGCGATCACCCAGGTGCAGTTGACCGGGCGCACCCAGCCCAACGCCCTGCTCATCAACCCGGCCGACGACGAGGCGTTCGACCTGCTCAAGGGTGGCGACGGCAACTACATGCAGGGCAGCCTGGTGCCGTGGGTCGGCGGGCAGCCCCGCACCGTGTGGGGCATCCCCCGGGTGGTCACCGAGTCGATGCCGGCCGGCACCGGGCTGCTCGGCAACTTCCGGTTCGCCGTGCTCTGGGACCGTGAGGCCGCCACCCTCACCGCCACCGACAGCCACGACGACTTCTTCGTCCGGAACCTGATCGCCATGCTGGCCGAGCTGCGTGCCGCCTTCGGCGTCCTGCGTCCGCAGGCGTTCTGTGAGGTGGCGCTTGTCAACCCGGGGCCTTGAGGATCGCCGCCACCCCGAAGGTTGGCGATCCGTTGACGTACACGTTCCAGGTGACTGAGCCGTGACGGTCACCTGGAATTTCGGGGACGGGGGCACCGCTAGTGCCCCCATCGACCAGGCGGTCGAGCACACCTACACGGGGGTCAGCACCGGCCTGATGCAAATCCAGGCCAGCGTCGATGGTGACCCGCTCGACGTCTACAACTGCCTGGTCCCGTTCGAGGCGCACCCCTACACGATGTTCGTGGCCATAGCTGGCTACGACGGCGTTTCGACGTTCACGCCGGGCACCTACACCGACGACGCCTCGGCCCTGTTGGTTGTGGCGGATGAGGCGGTTCCCACGCCCACCTTCGACATGACGTGGTTCTCCGCCCACACCGCCGTCGCCGACGCTGTGTTCAAGGGCGTGCTCTACGTGAACGTCTCGTTCGGGCTGCCGGGCGTGGACCCCGGGGTCAAGCAGCGCGGTCAGGTGTTCGGCGTGCCACTCAGCAGTTGGCTCGCCGGACCGATGCCCTCCGGTGCGCACACCCTCACCGTGACCACCCACGCCAACCTGACCCCGCCCGACGATTGGGGGTCGGGGTCGGCTCCGTTCACCAAGACCTAGATCGCGGGGCTGGCCGGTCCAACGTGATTCGCGCTGGACGCGTTGGTCGGTCGGCCCCGCTTCCCTCCGGGAGGCACCCATGGCAGGTTCCGACGAGCTTGTGACCGTCCAGATCGGCCCCGGCCGCTGGCAGAAGATGACCCGCAAGCAGGCGGCCGACAACGGCTACGAGGTGGACGAGCCAGAGACGGAGGTCAAGACCCGCGCGCCCGCCGACAAGGCCCGCAAGACCCCGGCCCGCAAGGCGCCCGCCACCAAGAAGCAGGCCCGCCGCTCGTGAGCCTGGCCGACCTGGACGACTTCGCGGCCGTGTGCGGCGTGCCCGACGACCCGGTGGCGGCCCAAGCCTGGCTCGACCAGGCGACGACGCTCCTCCAGTCGCTCACCGGCCAGACACTGCTGCCGGTGACCGACGACGCCGTGCTGCTCGACGGCGACGGGACCAACGTCATCGTGCTGCCCGAGGTGCCCGTCACGGCCGTCGCCAGCGTCGAGGCCGAGGGCGTCCCCCTGTCCACGGACGAGTACGAGTGGTCGAGCGACGGGCTGCTGCGCATCACCGGGGGACCGTGCGTCGTGTGGCCCAACCGCTACCAGGCCCTCAAGGTCGTCTACAGCCACGGCTTCAACCCGATGCCCAACGACCTCGCCCTGGCCTGCGCCGGCATCGCCTGCCGGCTCTCCACGGGCGCCAAGAACCTTGCCTCGGGTGGCGAAGTGACCTTCGAGGCCGTGGGCGCCTACCAGGTCCGCTACGCCACCCCCACCCCGGGCCTGACGGGTGTCGAGGCCGCCATCGTGGACCGCTACCGGGTGCCGGCATGAGCGACCAGCCGGTAGGCACCTGGACTCGGGGCCTGAGCGTGCCCGCCACCCAGACCCTTGGCGACGGCACGGTCATCGCCCTCGACGTCGGGGCCGCACAGACGCTCGGCACCCTGCCGCTCAACGTGAACCTGGTGCTGTACCGGGGCGACGACTTCTACCTGGACGTGACGGTCGTGGACACCAACGGTGGCGCCGTCGACCTGACCGGCTTCACCGCCCAAGCCGAGCTACGGCCCGACACCACCGCCGGCACCGCCCTGGCGTCGTTCACCGAGACCATCTCGGGCAACGTGATCCACCTCCACCTGCCCGCCAGCGAGGCCCTCAACCTCCTGCCCGACACCGTGTGGGACGTGCAGCTCACCGACGCCACGGGCGTCGTCACCACCCTCGCCTACGGCGACGCCACCACCACCCCGGACGTGACCCGCCCGTGACCGACACCGAGGTCGGCGCCCAGGCCACCCAACTCGCCAAGGTCAACAAGATCACCGTGACGCCGAGGCTGCCTGTTGTGCCTCCCCGGAACTGGCTGACCAACGACCAGGCCACCATGGCGCCCGCTGGCGCCTACGGGCCGCCCACCGCGCCCCTCTACCTGGCGGGCGACTTCCTGGCAGCCGGCTGGTACGTCATGGGGCACTGCGGCCTTGGCTGCACCACGGTCGGCGGCCGCCAGGCGGTGCGGGCCTGGCGCACCCCCGGCACGCCGATCGCGTTCCGGCCCAACTTCGGGTACACCACGGCTCTCACCCAACGCCAGGCGTACGCCGTCACCCCGGGCAGGGCCTACACGTTCATGTGCGACTTCTGGGCGGACGGCCCGGGCTACACGGCCAAGGCCCAACTGGAGTGGTACGCCGCGGATGGCATCACCCTGGTCGGCACGCCCGTCTCCGACTCCCGGGCCGTCGCCACCGCCAAGTCCTGGGACCACCGGACGGTCACGGCGATCGCCCCGGCAGGCGCCGTGATCATGCGGCCGCTGGCGTGGATCAAGAACCCCACGGGCGTGGCGGTCGGCCAGAACATGCTGACGCCGCAGGCCGCCAGCGCCGAGAAGGGCACCGTGGACGGATGGCTGGGCCGCGCGCCCTCGCAACGGATCGTCGCCCAACAGACGACGGTCAACCTGGGGTCGTGGGGCATCGAGCAGCGCACGTCGGCGGGCACGTCCGTGATGCAGGCGCCACCGTTCCCGTCGCCGCCCGGCGTGCGCGTCGACATGGTGGCGGACGTCTACTCGGGTCCGGCGACCGGGAACTTCCAGTACTGGGCCGCCGCCTACGACGAAGACATGAACATGCTGACGTCCA